CCCCTATCTCTACTCTACAGGCATCTGATCCATGCCGTCCATTTTCACTTTCCCCCTTGCCGTTGCGACGGCCTTCATTGTGGGTGGAAAAATGGTGGAGTATGCACTGACAGCCAATCTGCCCCTGTCAAGTGCGGAAGTGTGCGACGCCCAGAATCTCCTCCTGGACGCCGTGCAGGTCCCCCTTCCGAGATGTGAACCTGACAACCTGCCGCTTCGTCCTGCGACGTATGGCCTACTCATCGCCCACGGTGTGTATTTCATCCGCAGTATGGCGCGGGCGTCGGTTCTTTCCCAAACGCAGACCCTGGCATGGTGGCTCGGCATGTACATCCTCTTACGGTGGACCTGCAGCTATTATGCGCGGTGGTACACTGTGTACTCCGTGAGGAACTTCCGAGACCTCTTCGAATCGTTTCCCTACATTCGAGGTAACCCCATCCCAGGACACACCCACGGCATTTCGGCTAGCCACCGTAATGATGCCGTGATGAACGCCCAAAACTTCGCAGACAGTTGCGCTGTGCTACTTTGCATTGCGCAGCGCTCGGCAACCAATGTCAACCGTGGAATCAAAGGTTTCACGGAGTACCATTGGGTTTGTGATTTGGCCGCTGAGCGAGAGCACTGGCTCCGCATCGCCGCCAAGAGGATCCTTCCCCCCCTCAAACTCACGCCCGGACCTAATGACATGGTTTATCTGGGTTGCACTGATTTCCATATGGATATCAACGACTTCTGCGCTGAACTCCCCGCTGTCCCCATCCTCATTTACACCATCGTGCCCAAGCATGCCGCTTACATCGGCCCGGATTATAGTTACTTCTTTAATCACGAGGGCGAAATTGTCTACCGCGTAAATGGCGGTGGGCTTTATTGCCACAAGCTTTGGCACTTTGCTGGCACAACAGTTAGTGTGCCCCTCAAGCCGAGATTTCCTATGCCATGGAAAGTCGGCCAGCTGCCAGGGTACCGCAGCTATCGCCTCTCACGCCGCGAGTCGGAGGAGAATCACCAGCTCATTTTACTTGAGCCACTCCTCCAGAGCGGGTGGGAACTTCCCCACGAAAAACCCTTCGCACGGCTAGACCCCCGCGATGGGGAATTCGTCCGCATCGACTCAATGTCCCCAGACGGCCCCACGACCTCCATTGGCCGTGTCAATTCACTGGCGTGTGTCACTGTCCCCACTCGGATCATCGATGGGATGGTGTGCCATGCCGGGGCCATCGGCACACGCTATGCCATTTACAATGCCATAAGTGACCTGGGCCAAGGCACGAGTACGACAGATGCAGCACTGCTGGCCGGCTACGTCCGCCAGGCAGTGAAGGAAGCCCCGCCCATTGCGCAGATCATCATCACGGCGCCTTACGCCGCGCCGTGCTTCACGTTCTCCCCTCCCTCGCGCGAGCGCGCCGAGCCCGCCATGAGCGCTTTCAGCTCGGCCTTCGTCCAAAATCCGAATGTGCACGCCATGCGCTCAATTTCCTGCCAGAAAGAGGCTGTTTTTGGCCGTGTCACCAAACTCGCCCATTTGGAGCCCCTACCCGTGTCCAAACACGTGTACCTTGCCGTACTGTACTTTGCACGTGCCGTTGCTGGCCGCCATGCCGGCACGCTTCTCCCCGTCGATTGGGAGACTGTGTATGAGCACCAGTCTAGGCCAAGCCAAAGGGCCATTCTCCAGCGAGCTCTCGACCAGCCTGGTGTCCCGCGGGGCACACACCAGTCATTCATTAAGACCGAGAGTTATGACAAGGTCAAGGACCCCCGCATCATCACCACTATGCCGCCCACACAGAAACTCGAGGGGGCCCGTTACATGACGGCTCTCACCACCATCATGAAGGAGCACCCGTGGTACGCGTTCTGTAAGTCAAACCACGACGCCGCCCAACGTGTGGCCGAAATTTGCAAGAGCTCGAACTTCGTCAACCTGGGCGACCAGGAGCGCATGGATGCCCATCGCTCGAGCACCCTCGTGTGGCTGGAGCAAACCACCATCATTATGGCCTTCCGTCCCGACCACATTGACGCAGCGCGCGAATACCACCGCAACACATACTTCGGCCAAAGTGTGACCCCCGATGGAGTGAAATACAACACGGGGACGACACGCATGTCGGGTGACGCGGGCACGTCTGTTCTCACAACACTGTGCACCGCTTTCGCGCTTTTCCTCGCCTACACTTTCCAAAACCTCAAAGGCGACCGCGAATCCAAATTTGCCCAAGCTTGGGAATGGCTCTGTGACAAGAGCCTCGTCGGTGGCGACGACACGCTCGCCGGCGAGCTCCAGGGCGCCCCTTTCATTAAAGCCTGCGACACCATTGGCCTTAAGGCCAAGAGCGTGGAAATCCTCTACGGTGAACTGGGCGTGGAGTTTCTGGGCCGCGTGTACTCAAGAGACGTTTGGCGTGGCTGCTACGAATCATGCAGTGGGTTCGCCCGCCATCTGCCCAAGCTCCACCTCTGCACGGATCGCAACTTCACTTTCCGCCCCATCGAGCATGCGGCCAACCGCGCTCTCTCACTCCTTCTTACCGACCATCACACCATCGTGTTTAGCGCCATCGCCCGCAAGTGGCTGGAGGCAGCAAATGAGCTCGGTGAAAACAAACTCTGCATCGACTCCTGGCAGCATGCTGCTCTCATTGAGGGCGAACAGTACCCCAATGGCGTCATTGACAATGGTTACCAGTATGAACTGCTCATGCGTGATTTTCCCGACTTTGATTGGGACACGTTCAATGAGTGGGTTTCTGGACCTACGTCCAATTGGGACCAGTGTCCCATACTTTCGTCCATGAAGCCCCTGCCCGATGTGGAGATTTACCTCGACCCCACTGAGGGGGCTGACAAGTCTAACAAAGACACAGTCCCCGGACCCGACGCCCATGGGCCCCTACCACCTGTGCCAGACCCGCCAGGTGGGGCCCGGCCCATGCCATCGCTTGTTCTCGCGCCCGAAATTCCCGGCCCTCCCCGCCGCCAGCGGGGTGCGCGAGGCAAGGGCAAGTCCAAGAAAGATCAGTGAAGCGACCCTCCGTCTGCATAGACGTTAAACTAGGCCAGGTCCGCGATGACCAGTAAACTATTCATAGTCTGTATAGACGGTAAACTAGGCCAGGTCCGCAATGACCATAAACTATTCAGGTCCGCAATGACCCTAAACTATTCAGTACGTGTGGGACGGCTTAGCCGTTCCTGACCACACTGGTTTCCCACACGCAAAACTAGGAAAAGGCTCTCTCTTACCAATCGGCTTGAGCACCAGTTGAGATTTATCTCCTGTTTGCTCGGCTAACCCCCCGCGGTGGCGCGCGGGGTCGATTTACATCACCCTCCCACTTCTGACTCTTCCTGCATATGCAAGGTGACCCGGTTCCTTCTGTTTACAACAGGGATCGTTCGTCACAGCCCACAGATCGAGCCCCAAGCCCCACCCGAGAATCCTCAAAACGGACTGCCCTCAAGGCCGCCCTTCGAGCTCAGTACTCCAAGACCGCATCCAAGCCGATGTCCCAAGCACGCCCGCGTGGTCGCCCCCGGGGCGAGCGCAAAGCTGTCCCCTCAAGGAATGGCATGTCACCCAAGAACGCCCGCTCGCCGCACTTCGGCGAGAAAGTGCACCTGTCGCAGTGTGTCGAGGCCGCGAATGCGGTCTGGGCATCTCCTGCCACCGCACCTGGCGGGGTGTGCCTCCCTGTTTCCCCGTGCTATC